CAGCTCCAAACAGAATAGCACCGCTAATAGCTCCGCCTATACTTGAAACATTATTTTTTTGAATTTCTACATTGTTAGTTATAGAAACATCGGTTACTTTTGATTTATTTAGTTTAAAGCTAGTATTACCTGTGATGAATTCATATTCATTTGGATTAGAAAATATTTGAGTCAACATATTTTGAGCAACTGGTAAACCATAGATATGTGATAATGTAATAAATAAAGTGGAATTTTTTTCTTGCTGTTTTTTTTGTAGTTCTTTTCTAAATTTTGTTTTTTGAGACGAAGTATAATATATCATAAATAAACAAAAAATAATAAAAATAATAAAAAACATAGAAACTAAATTCAATTGTACATTCCTCCTTTATTACCTATACTTAAAAGCACTTTTATTTTCAGACTTGATAACTTTTCCAAGTATCTTAATTTTATTTAATTCTGTAATTTTTATATCCATAT